GTCGGGGTCGACGAAGATGTCGAACGGGCTGATGCGCTCCAGGAACGGCCGATCGTCCTCGACCGACAGCTCGGACTCGACGTTGCCCTCCCTGTCCTCGCGGTCGTCGATCCCTTCGTCGTAGGCGTCGGATTCGGTGTCGCCGACCTCCTCGGCCTCCTTCTCCTCGGGCTCCTTCACCCACTTGTAGCCGACCTTGAGCCAACCGTGGCCGATCGTGATGAAGTCGAGCACCGCCAGGCGGAAGTCGGCCTGGTACTTGTGGGTGCGCCACAGGTAGTTGAGGATCTCCTCGGTCAACATGGCCTGGGCCTGCGACTTCGGGTTGCGCGCGTTCACGCTGAACTTCGGGTTGTTGACGGAGACGGCTGGCAGCAGCACGTTCACGGTCGCGAAGACGATGTTCACGATGAGGCGGTCGGTGATGCTGTCCCCACCCTCGTACTGGCGACCCCGATACAGGTCGATCCACCGGCGCCAGTCGTCGTCGAAGCTGTCCTGGTCTCGCCAACGCTTCGAGCGGGCGACTTCGGACTGGCAGAACTTCAGGTACTCGGTGTTGGACTTCATGGGTCTGCCCTCTCGATGCCACGCTTGGCGAGTTCACGGTCACTGTCCGTGCCAAAGTTCTCCAGCTTCCACTCCCGAGCGGTGCGGTTCCACCCGGAGCGACTGTGCTGCGCCGAGCCACGGAAGGAGAAGCCGACGCCAGAGATCCGGCAACGGAAGCACTCGGTGCGCCCCGCCTCGGCAGGCTTTCCGCACGAGCAGTTCACTTCGTCGGCTGCTTCTTCGGCTTCTTCGTCTTGGCTGCGAACTCGACGACCTCGGCCCCTGGTGCAGCGACGCCGTTGGCGAGACGGATGACGTCGCCGACGAAGATCTCGCCCGTCATCACGAAGTCCTCGGTGAGAATCTGGGTCGGCGCCGTGCTCGCTCCTGCCGTGATGGAGACGACGGTGGCGTAGAACGCACCGAACGGACCACCGACCCACAACTGAGTGCCGGGGGCGAGGTTCTCAAGAGGGACAGCCACGCTGGTCCCGGCCGAGTCGCGGTCGGCGATCGTCCATACGCCGGTATCCGGGTTGAAGTGGATCGAGCCGTTGGCCGAGGACGGGGATGCGACTCGCACCCAGGTCGCGCCGAGAGCGGTGCCACCACCAGGGGTTGCGGGCGGGGTCTCGACAGCCTTGACGCACGTCGGCCAAGGGATGCCCGCCGTCAGTGGGTAGGCCTTCTTGTCTGCCCGGGGCTTGCCAGTGCCCCGCTTGGAGTAGGTGGTCGGCGTGCCGTCAGCGGCGAGAACCGCCTGCGGTCGCTTCGTCGGACGCGAGTTCTGGATGCGAGTTCCCATGCGATTCTCTCCTGTCGGGGTGGATCTTCGCTCATTCTGACAGAGTTCACCGCGATTTCAAGCGAATGTCGCCCCTGACGTAGTGCTTTCCGATCTGAGAACGCGGCCTCAGCTTCGATTTCGGCGAAGTCAGGTTCGACATGGTGATGCCGTCTCCGTACATCTGGTCCTGCCACCAGTCGAACGATCCCTGCTCAGGGCCATCGTCAACCTGATACTCGGGCAGCCAGACGTGCTTGAGCATCTGGTTCGCGATCGCCAGGCTGATCGTGCGGTCGTCGAACGGCGAGCCGCTCATCCTGCCCTTGTCGTCCCTGGTGAACGTGCGCAGCTCGGCTATGGTCTCCGAGTCATGCAGGATCATGACCCCGTCGCGAAGCGCCTTGTTCAGCTCGTCGATCATGAGGGGCTTGGTGACCTGAGTGGTTCGGAAGCCGAGGATGTCGGTTGGGACGGACCGCTTGTACTGCGGGGAACGCTGGAAGTAGAGCGGCTTGTAGCGAGTGCGCTGAATGGCCTTCAGCGTGGAGAGACCATGGTTGTTGGACTCGACGCCGAGAAGGGCGTTGCGGTAGAAGCGGCCGAGCCTGACGAGGACGTCATTGCCAAACAGGTCCGGGTCGATGTGGCCGTGCCAGTGGGCGACGACCTCATGATTTCGGGCGTTGATGACGTGGGCCGACGAGTAATCGCCGTGCTCCATCCCCTGGGAGGGGTCCGCTCCGATGACGTACCGGCCGTCCTTGTCGGGCCAGGTCCAGATCCGCAGGGCCCCGCCGTCGTCGACGAACTTCAGCTCCGGCGTCAGGTAGCCGCGGGCCTCCGGCGCGGACGTCTCGATTGACCGAAGGAACTCCAGGCTGAACACGGGACGGCCTGACTTGGCGAAGGCGTCGTCGGGGTTGTCGGGGTACTCCTGGGCGAGCGTGTGCTCGGGGGTGTCGCGCTTCTTCGCCTCGTACCACTCCTGCGTGCGGCCATTGGCCGACCACGGGAAGAACAGCGGGGTGAAGCGGTTGAGGCCAGCCTCGGCCTCGACCCACAGGCGGTGGAACAGGTTGCCCTCGCCGTTGGCCGTGGACAGCATGATGACCCGACCGCCGACGTCGGCGACGGGCTCGATGGCCTGCCACGCCTCCTCGGAGTTGGTGAGGAAGGCGAGTTCGTCGACCACCACGAGGTAGGCCGACTCACCGCGAGCCGGATCGGACGCTGACGGCAGTGACTCGATGGTCGACTCGTTCGTGAACTCGATCTTCGTCTGCGTCGTGTTCACTGCCGGGCCGCGCAGCGACATCCACTCGGGCAGGAACTTGTAGCCGTACTTCGCCTTGGCCAGCAGCTTGATGGCCTCGCGCTCGGTCCTCGACAGCATGACCACCGAGCGGTCCGGGTAGAAGAACGTCAGCCAGAACACGAAGGCGGCGACGAGGGTGGAGAACCCGATCTGCCGGGCCTTGAGGATCAGGCTGTAGCGGGTGTCGAGCCACGAGGAGACGGTCTGCCTCTGAGCGTCGAACAGCTCGAACTTGATCCGGCCCTGCGCTGGGTGGCGGATATGCCAGTAGTTCTCGCAGAAGTAGGTGAACGCCCGGAGCAGTTCTTCCTTTGTCGGTTCTTCCCAAATGATCCGGCCAATCGTCCCATCGTCGACGCGCCTTCTCTTGGGAGCACACTTGCGCCACTCGCGCTCCCAAAGAAGATCGTCGAAGGAGTAGTTGGCTGCGTCTGGCTTCACTCTGGGCTCTCTTGGAACGTCACGGGAACGGCAGCGGGGTGGGGTTCCCGTCCTCGTTGCCATCCCTCGGCGTACTTGCATTGAAGTACCCCTCGGCCTGCCAGGTGCACCAGTTGAGCGTCCCGACGCTCGGGAACATGGTGACCGACTGCAACGTGCGGTTGGCACTCAGCCAGCCCCATCCCACCATACGGGCAGACCCTGACGGGATGCCACCACGGTAGGCGAACGACGAGAACGCGCACGTCGGCTGGGTGGCGTCGATCTCGAACGTCCCCCACGACGCCAGGATGCCCAAGAACGTACCCGCCCGATACACGGTCCCCTCAACACCATCCTCCACCTCGGAGTAGGTGCCGCTGGGGGTAATGGTGGACCGAGAACGGACGTGCAGGGCCGCCGTCGAGTCGTTGTTGACTCGGGCGTTGAACGAAGCGGCGTCGCTGTTCGAGGCGTGCCACGTCACCCGTATCCGGTTGGCGGTCGGCGGAACCAATAGCTGCATCTTGTCGCTGGTGCCGGAGCCGATGTGGTGCCAGCCGTCCGAGATGGGGTAGGGGTCATGCAGCACCCACTTGGAGCCGTCCCACCTCCAGCGATCGAACACCTCGTCGACGGCTGGGTTGGCTGGATAGTCGAGACTCATGCTGTCCCCCAGGCGATCCACATGGAGCTGCCGCCCACGGCGCCGCCAGTGTAGTTGGTGCCGTTTGTTGACTTCAGCCAGCGGGTGGTGACGGTGCCGCCGCCGTTGGAGAGCCGCACGCCCTGGAGGAAGGGTGCATCGGCCACGGCCGAGTAGTTCGCCACGCAGACGAGCCCGACGATCGTGGTGAGCCCAAAGATGCTGGCGTCCTGAGCGATCAACCCGTTGCTGTCGGGCGTGCCCCATGCCGAGGTGAACAGCTTGACCCGCATGTCGTAGCGCGTCACCCCATCAGCATCGAGAACCTCATCCTCCAGCGGGTCGACAGGAGAGCTGCCAACGCCGGGCGCCGTCTGCACCCACTGCGACGAGTCGGTGTCGACGGTCCAGACGTACGAGTTGCCGTCCGTCGTGTCGAACCATGTGTCGCCTGAGCGGGTGGTTGTCGGCATGACGTCCGACATGAACGTGTAGCCAGATTCTTCTTCCGTGACGAGGGGTGGGCCCATCACCCACTTCGAGCCATCCCATTTCCACTGCTCGTAGGCTTCGCCAACTGCTGGGCTGTCGGGAAAGTTCAGTGCCATTACGCGCCCTCCATCAGCACGGTCCCGGTGAACGTGATCGACGAACCGGTCGACCAGACTGCAGGGAACTGGATTGTGATGACGCCAGTGTTGGCGCTGAACCAGCACACCGAGTTTCTCATGTCGGCCTGAGTACCGGACCGGTAATCCAGGGACTGGGTGAAGCCAGCAAGGCTTCCCCTACCCCCCTCCCCAACGGTCGCCACGGCAACGGTCGTCGCCCCGAGGTTGCCGCCCGTGCGGGCGAGCTGGACGGAGAACGTGGCGTAGGCGCCCCATCGACGCATGTTGAGCGAGGCTGAGAAGTTGTTTGCCGGGACGATGACGTCGTACGCGGTGACGGAATACAGATCGCTGTCGCCGGGTGCCGTCTGCACCCACTGAGCGGAAGTGCCGTCGTTGAACCACACATACGATCTGCCGGTTGACGTGTCGAACCATGTGTCGCCTGAGCGGGTGGTTGTCGGCTGAACGTCCGACATGAACGTGTAGCCGTACTGCTCGTCGCTGGCGGAGACGAACGTGGCGATGATCCGCAGGCTGGTGCCGACTGCTGGCGGTGTCGTCGAGCCAGTGGTGTCGGTGCGCTCGCACGTCGCGACGTAGTAGCCAGGCGTTCCGGCCACGAAGGTCACGTCGGAGACGATGAGGTACCGAGCGAACCCGGTGATCGGCGGCGTGGCCGGGTCGTCGGTGATGACGATGGTGTCGCCCGGCAGCAGGACGCTCAGGTTGCGGGTGATGGCGTCGGCGTCGACCTCGGACACCGAGATGATGCGGGGCTGGTTGCCGGTGCCCTGGATCGTGACCTGGCCTGACGTCGGAGGCGTGGCGGTGTTGCCGCCGAACAGCCAGCGTGCTGAGCCGGTCGTCGACGAGTCGCCCGGCGGGCCCTGCTCGCCCTGCGGTCCGGTAGCGCCGGTGTCACCCTTCGGGCCCTGCGGCCCGGTGTCTCCAGTGTCGCCCTTCGGGCCAGCGGGCCCAGTTGGACCCGGGTCGCCCTGCGGTCCAG